CTATCCTAGGGATGTGGGCTGTACATAAATATGGATGGGAGCACTGGGAACCTTTCCATAGGAGCCACAAATGAATCCAATTATCTTAATCGGTTGTTTTACACCACTAGCACTTATTTTTATAGTAATGAAACTTGCTGTATGGGTGTCTGCCGTTAATTCAGAAAACTCTTATGTCGGAAAAGAACCTTCACGAGAACGAGGACCCTTCGTGGCAGATGCATATGCAGACGTTGATGAAGAGGAAGAGGAATATGGAGATCGCACAGACTATCGATGAAGCGATTAGCGAGTGGTATTCGCTTCATAATTTACCAGTCCCTGATTGGAAACAAAAAAGAGATCCAGACTGGTGGACATCATACTTATTAGAATTAGGCATTGACCCGAAAAACCCATGAGTGCATTGTTTGTTTTTGTTTTTATACTGCTACTTACTATTGGTATGGAGTTGACTCTACCAGTTAGGAAATGAATTTACTATTGCGTCCCTTAGACAATATTAACGACCCCGTTTGGAGTGTGATCATTAGTATTATCATACTTCTTATTGGAGTAAGTTGGGTGGTGCGCTATATACTATTAGTAGATAGTAGAGAAGCACATGGGCGCGATGACACCCCCGAGCAGGAAGAGCTGCTACAACTTCCGAGTGACGGAGATCAACAGAGTACTGGACGGGGACACGATTGATGTAACTATCGATCTTGGATTTGATCTATACAAGAAAGAAAGAGTTAGAATTGCAGGTGTTGATACGCCAGAGAAGAGGACAAGAGACCTCGAAGAGAAAGCACTTGGACTAGATGCTACCAACTGGATGAAAGATAAACTGGAGGGAGCAATTGCTGGTGATGACGAACTCTCTATTAGAACTGAGCTTGTTGGCGGTATGGGTAAGTACGGTCGCCTTCTTGGTTGGTTATATATTGGAGATGCAGAAGTATCACTAAACGAGCAGATGATTACCGAAGGGTATGCCTGGGCGTATGATGGTGGCACAAAGCAGAAAGACTTTGAAGAGTTGAAAGAGATCCGTCGCGCATATGGCACCCTTGTAGAATGAATGTAGTTAAATATGATCAGGTCATGGTTATCGATGACCTTTTCACCCATGAAGAATGTGAATTTATGCATCATTACTTCACCCGTTTTGACGGGTGGCAGTTTATATTTGATGACAGTCCCGATGATCCAAACTATTCATTAGGACGTGCAATAGATCAACCCAACTATGGGGAATTCGAGTACTTCTGTATAAACCATGCTTTCAAAAGAGCTCCTTTACCAATTCCAAGATTTCATCGGGTGGTATACAATGCTTTCCGTCATGGCGATAATCCTTCTATCCATTTGGATGGTGAGGGACTAGATGCACTAAGTTTCTTAATCTATACAAATAAAGAATGGAAACCTGAGTGGGGCGGTGAAACTGTTTTTATGGAAGGTGATCGAATTACAGACATGGTTATTCCTGCACCTGGCAGAGTAGTCATCTTTCCTGGTATTGTACCTCATGGTGCTAAACCACCTAATCCAAATGCACCCATTAGATATAGTGCAGTATTCCAATTCTGTCCTGGACAGGAAGATGCGATGCTAGCACATGCAAAAGATCAACCACCTAATATGAGATCCTTCCCAGATGGCACAGACTGACATATATCTAGGTAATCCTAACCTCAAGCGTGCAAATGTCGCACAGAATTTCACGCCTGAGGAAGTCGAAGAGTTTATCAAGTGTAATGAGAATCCCGTTTACTTCATCAAGAAGTACATTAAGATCATCTCATTGGATAGAGGTATCATTCCGTTTGAGTTATATGACTTTCAGGAGTCTATGGTCAATCGGTTTAATGATAATCGATTTAATATCGCTAAACTTCCACGTCAGTCTGGTAAGTCTACCGTTGTTACAGCATATCTATTGTGGTATGCCCTATTCCACGACAATGTAAACATTGCCATCCTTGCTAACAAGGCAGCGACGGCAAGAGAAATGCTCCAACGTCTCCAACTGTCTTATGAAAACCTCCCCAAGTGGCTCCAGCAAGGTGTCGTCAACTGGAACCGAGGTAGTCTCGAATTGGAAAACGGCAGTAAAATCATGGCTGCCTCTACTTCCGCTAGTGCCGTTAGGGGCATGTCTTTTAATATCATTTTTCTGGACGAATTCGCGTTTATTCCGACACACATTGCTGATGAGTTCTTTTCATCTGTGTATCCTACTATATCTTCTGGTAAGTCTACCAAGGTGATCATCATCTCCACGCCCAAAGGGATGAATATGTTTTATAAACTCTGGCATGATGCAGAGAAGGGCAAGAATGAATATACAACTACTGAAGTCCACTGGTCTGAGGTGCCAGGTAGAGATGCAGAGTGGAAAGAGCAGACAATCCGCAACACTTCGGAAGAGCAGTTTAACCAGGAGTTTGAATGCGAATTCCTTGGATCTGTCAACACACTAATTACATCATCGAAACTTAAGACACTGGTCTACGATGATCCTGTGAAGTCCAATCAAGGACTAGATGTGTATGAAGAACCTAAACCAGATCATACTTATGTATGTACTGTTGACGTTGCGAGAGGTATAACTAAAGACTACTCGGCGTTTGTGGTTGTTGATACCACAGAGATCCCGTATAAGTTAGTAGCAAAGTATAGAAACAATAAAATTAAACCATTACTCTTCCCTAACATCATTCATCAGGTTGCGAAGACATATAACCATGCATATACATTGATTGAAGTTAATGATATTGGTGGTCAGGTAGCAGACATCATGCAGTTTGATTTGGAGTATGACAATCTCCTGATGTGCTCCATGCGTGGACGTGCTGGGCAGGTTGTAGGACAAGGATTTTCTGGGTCTAAGGTGCAACTAGGTGTCAAGATGTCCACTACAGTCAAGAAGACTGGGTGTGCAAATATGAAACAGTTGATTGAGGATGACAAACTCGTCTTTAGTGACTATGATATTATTGCAGAGCTCACTACGTTTATCCAAAGAGGACAAGCATGGGAAGCAGAGGAAGGTTGCAACGATGACCTTTCAATGTGTCTGGTAATCTTCTCATGGTTGGCAACATCTGATTACTTTAGAGAGTTGCATGACTCTGATGTCCGTCTGAGGATGTACATGGAGCAGAAAGAAGCGATTGAGGCAGACATGGCACCTTTCGGATTTATGGATGATGGTCTGAATGATGAAGTCATTGTTGATCCTGAGGGACAGGTATGGAGCAACGCAGAATCTTCTGTTGGTGAATATGGTGACATGTCATATATGTGGGACTATCGATAATGGATTTTGAGGATGATCTAGACCTAGAAGAGTTTATATTTGTGGATAGGCAATGCAGAAAATGCTTAAGAGTACTATCACTTAGAGACAACTTCTATAGGAGTAGACCTGATAGAGGTAAAAATGCTTCAGCATATTCATATACCTGTAAACAATGTCAGGTAAAACGTAATGCTGCCAATAGAAAGAAGAAGCGGCAATGGATTACAGAGTATCCTGACTGGTGATTTCGTCGTGTTTACCCTCTGAAAATAGTGGTTATTCTAAATAGTTTCAGCATCCGAAATGGAATTCATTCAGGAGATTACAGATGGCATCTACACAACTTTCACCAGGGGTTGCTGTACTAGAGAGAGATCTCACTAACGTCGTCTCAGCTACAGTTGATAACGTTGCTGCTATTGTCGGTTCCTTTGAGAAAGGACCCGTTGAAGCAATTACAACTGTAACGAGCGAGAAAGAGCTTCTCAATCTGTTCGGTCGTCCAACCGAGTACAACTACGAATACTGGTTTACAGCAGCACAATTCTTGCTGTATGGAGGCACCTTGCGTGTCGTCCGTGCAATGAACGATTCGCTGAAAAACGCAATCGATACAGCACAATTCACAGTCACAACATTCGACGCAACTGACACCACTCTTACCGTCCAATCTACTACAGATTTTGACGTTAACGACGTGCTGCTGGTTGACGCAGAATTGATGACAGTCCAGGCGGTTTCTGGTAACGACGCAACTGTCCAGCGTGGACAACTCGCTACTTCCGCTGCTGCACACGCTGCAGCTGCAAGCGTCACCCTCATCGAGCTCGCAGGTACTGCAACCACAGTTAATGAAGGTGCTACCTTCACCGACTCTGACACCACTCTTACAATTACCTCCGTGGCAACTCTGGGTGGCGGCACAAACTCTTATCTCAGAATTGACGATGAGTTTCTGCAAGTCACTGGCGTCTCTGGTCAAAACCTGACCGTCACTCGTGGCGTGCTGGGATCTACCGCTTCTTCACACACCGATGGATCTACCGTCTCTCTGCTGACTGTCACTGCTGACAAGACCGAGATCAACGAAACTACCGCAACTGGTATTGTTGCTCCCCTGATCAAAAACGATGACCTCTATGAGGCAAACGTTGAGACAGCAGCAAACAACTGGAAGTGGGCAGCAAAGACTGCTGGTAAGTTTGGTAACTCCCTCCGTGTCGTGATTACCGACGCAGGTCCTGATCAGGTTATTGCACTGGCACAACCTACAACTGCTGAGTGGGAATTCACCGCACCTAACGAAGTTGCATACTCTGCAGCAAACATCTACGGTAAGGTCTACTCCTACACTGTGGTTGCTACCGTTGCTGCTGATGCTACTCTGATTGGATCCTTTGAAGACGACAACTTCTACACTGCTGTGTCTGGTGGTGTTACAGGTCGTATCGTTGCATGGGACAAGTCAACCCGTGAGTTGGAAATCACAATCGATGGCACCTCTTCTGACGTGCTGGAAGTTGGTGATACCCTCACCGAGTTGGCAAACAACAGTGGATCTGCTGGCAGCGCAACTGGCGACTCTGCTACGATTGAGGCAATCCGTCGTGAGTTGAGAGTTTCCCTTAACTCTGGATCCCCTCGTTTCCAAGCAAACCAAGTCCTGGCAGATGACAACGCTGCATCGATCTCTATCGCTGCTGTTGAGTCTGACTATGACTCCCGTCTCTACGGTCCTGGTCAGAAGTGGGCATCTATTGCTCCTCGTCCTACCACTTCTGCATATGCAGAAGATCGCGGTGGTCACAATGACCTGTTGCACGTCCTCATCATCGATGGTGATGGTGCTCTGACTGGCACTCCTGGCGCTCTCCTTGAGAAGCACCTCAACGTGTCCAAGGCATCTGACGCTAAGTCTCCTCAGGGTGATAACATCTACTACAAGGATGTCATTAAGAACTTCTCGCAGTTCCTGCACTGGGGTAGTCATGAGCAGACTGATATCTATGATCGCGATCCTAATGCTAATGGATCCTGGGGTATGCCCGCATCTAACCGCGATTTCGATCTTCTGCAGTCAACTAATGCTCTGAAGACTCTTGACGATCCTCTGGGCACCAACCCTCTGAGTCAGAATATCCGTGGCACAAAGGGACGCGCAAACGCTAAGTACATCATGCAAGGTGGCGTTGATGGTTATACCGTCTCCCGTCCTAACATCTTGGGTGCATACAACCTCTTCGACGATGCTGAAACCATCGACGTTGATTACATCCTGATGGGTCCTGGCATGAGCAGCCAAGGCGATACAATCGCTAAGGCACAGCACATCATCTCGATTGCTGCAAGCCGTAAGGATTGTATGGCATTCGTTTCGCCTCACCGTAGCGACGTGGTTGGTCAACCCAACACTTCGACTGTCGTCTCCCGCACCGTTGATTACTTCGATCAACTTGGATCTTCTTCCTACGCGGTCTTCGATAACAACTACAAGTACATCTACGATAAGTACAATGATGTTTACCGCTACATCCCATGTAACGGTGACATGGCAGGTCTTATCCTGAGCACAACTCTGAATCAAGAGCCTTGGTTCTCTCCCGCAGGTTTCAACCGTGGTCGCCTGAGAAATGCAATCAAACTTGCATACTCTCCTCTGAAGGATCACAGAGATCTGCTCTACGCAGCAAGAATCAATCCTATTGTTGCTTTCCCTGGACAGGGTATCATCCTATTCGGTGACAAAACTGCACTTGGTTACCAGTCTGCATTCGATCGCATCAACGTGCGTCGTCTCTTCCTGGTCATTGAGGAAGCAATTGCTGACGCTGCTAAGAGTCAACTCTTCGAACTGAATGACGAGTTTACTCGCCAACAGTTTAAGAATATCGTTGATCCTTTCCTGCGCGGTGTCCAGTCACGTCGTGGTATTGTTGACTTCCTTGTTGTTTGCGATGCATCCAACAACCCTGCAGATGCCATTGACCGTGGTGAATTCTACGCTGAGATCTTCGTCAAGCCTACGCGCTCGATTAACTTCATCACGCTGACATTCACTGCAACCCGTACAGGCGCTTCATTCGCTGAAGTTGTTAACTAATTTAATCCCTAATTTACCCAAACGGAGAAAAACCAATGGCAGATTCCCAATACCCAGGGCAAAAAGAGGGTACAAAGCACAACTTTAGTATCCTAGATTTCCGTAATAAAATCGGTGATCTGGCACGCCCTAACCTATTCCAAGTTGAAATCAACTTCCCTGACTTCGGTGACGACGCCCCTGAAACGGGAGGCGGCGGCGGTCAGGGAGACACCGAATCAGCAGCTTCTGGCGCTTCTCAACAGAGTGGCGTCGAAGCCCTGCAGGCTTCCACTTTCCTGGTGAAGGCAGCAAACATTCCTGCTTCCACCATCGGTGTTATTGAGGTGCCCTACAGAGGTCGCACCATGAAGATCGCGGGTGACCGCACTTATGAGCCATGGACTGTTACCGTCCTCAACAGCCAGGACTTCAAATATCGCACCAAGTTTGAGCAGTGGTCTTCCAAGATCCAGTCTCTCGCTCAGAATATTCAGAGCGTTGATTCGATTGCTGAGTATCAGGCATTTGCAACGGTGCGTCAATATGACCGCCAAGGTGGTATCGTCAGATCTTACAGATTTGAAGGTATCTGGCCTAGCAGTGTTTCTTCCATCGATCTGGCATGGGATAGCAACGATACTCCTGAGGAGTACACCGTTGAATTCCAGGTCCAGTACTGGACATACACTGACGACACCAACGCTGGCAACGGTGAGTGATTTCATAACCGTATAAATAATTGATAATGTAACACTGAGACTGGAATGTCACAACTTTTTGGTTATTCACTTGATCGCAAGAAGAAGGGCTCTGAGAAGGGTCCTTCTTTCGTGCATAAAGACAACGATGATGCCGCCCAACCCATAGCAGCAGGTGGATATTTCGGTCAGTATGTAGATCTGGGGGATTCCGCAAACAAATCTAGTGATATAGATTTGATCGGTAGATACCGAGAAATGTCACTCCATCCAGAATGTGATGCTGCTGTAAACGATATTGTCAACGAAGCAATCGCTGGAGATCTGGATGATCATCCTGTCGATATTGAGTTGTCGAATCTAAAAGTTTCTGATTCTGTCAAGACTCGTGTCCGCGAGGAGTTTGATAATGTACTTTCACTCCTTGATTTTGATAGAAAGGCATATGATATTTTCCGTAGATGGTATATCGACGGTCGTCTTTTCTATCATAAGATGATCAACCCCGATAATCCTAAGGAAGGTATTACGGAGTTGAGATATATTGATCCTCGTAAGATCAAAAAGGTCATCGAGTATGACAAACCCAAAGATCGCGTTTCACCTGCTGACCCACAGGTTAATGTACTAATCCCTAAGGCAGTTGAGTATTATATTTACTCCCCTAAGGGTCTGCGCGGTTATGAAAATAATGGTATCAAGATTTCACCTGATGCAATTTGCTTCTGCCACTCAGGACAACTTGATATGCAGCGCAACTATGTGCTGTCACACCTTCACAAAGCAATTAAGGCACTCAATCAACTGAGAATGATTGAGGATTCCTTGGTCATTTATCGTCTCTCCCGCGCACCAGAGCGTCGTATTTTTTATATCGACGTTGGTAACCTGCCTAAGCAAAAGGCAGAGCAGTATCTTCGTGAGGTGATGTCCCGTTATAGAAACAAACTCGTTTATAACGCTGACACTGGAGAGATCCGCGACGACAAAAAATTCATGTCCATGCTAGAAGACTTCTGGCTTCCTAGACGTGAGGGTGGACGTGGCACTGAAATTACCACACTACCTGGCGGACAGAATCTTGGTGAGTTGGAAGACGTTAAGTACTTCCAGAAGAAATTGTATCGCTCACTCAATGTGCCTGAGTCACGTCTAGAGTCTGACTCTTCTTTTAACGTTGGTAGATCTGCAGAGATCACCCGCGATGAAGTTAAATTCCAGAAGTTTGTTGTCCGTCTCCGCAAGAAGTTTAGCGATCTGTTTAATGATCTGCTTAAGACTCAACTGGTGCTCAAAGGTGTGTTTACTCTTGAGGAGTGGTCTGATGTCAAAGAGCATATCCAGTATGACTTTGTAGCAGATAACTACTTCAGTGAGCTGAAAGAGCAAGAAATTCTCAATGCTCGTTTGGCACTGCTCGCTCAAATGGATCCTTTCGCTGGTAGATATTTCTCTATTGAATATCTGCGCCGTCAAGTACTTCGTCAACCTGACGCAATGTATAAGGAAATTGACGAGCAGATGGAGAAAGAGATTGCTGATGGGAAGATCATGGATCCCATGGCAATGCCACAGATGGAGCATGAGCAAATGGCTCTCAGTCTGCAACCTCCCGAACCCGATCCTGCGGAGCAAGGTATTGATCCTGCGGACTATAAAAAGGGAGATATCTAAATAGTATTATCGAATATATTTAATTATGCCTACACAATCTGCGAGCGACATTGTAAACGCATTGTTTGCAGGTCAGAAAGACCTGTCTGACTATGTGGATACTGCTATGAAGAATCTTGCGGTTGACGCAATTGACGCAAAGAAGCAAGACGTGGGTAAAACAATGTTTACCCAACCTGAAGAACCTGAAGCTACACCCGAAACCGAGGAAACACCAGATGAAACTGATCAGAGAGGAGATTGAATCCGCTAAGGTAGTTATTACCGAAGGTAAGAATGGTAAGAAGAATCACTTCATTGAGGGTGTGTTTCTTCAAGGTGCCATCAAAAACCGCAACGGTCGGATGTATCCTGTAGAAACTCTTGAGAGAGAAGTTACTAAATATAACGAGTCTTACGTTAAGGCAGGACGCGCACTTGGAGAGTTGGGTCATCCCGATGGTCCTACTATCAATCTCGACCGCGTGTCTCATCTTATCACTTCTCTGCAAAGAGAGGGTAACAACTTTGTTGGTAAGGCAAGAATTCTTGATACCCCTATGGGCAACATTGCTAAGTCACTCCTTGATGAAGGTGTGAAACTTGGCGTTTCCTCTAGAGGTCTTGGATCTATCAGGGAAGAAAATGGTATGAAAATTGTCGCTGATGATTTCATGCTAGCAACCGCCGCAGATATCGTGGCAGATCCTTCTGCTCCTGACGCTTTTGTCAATGGAATTATGGAAGGAAAAGAGTGGGTGTATGCTGGAGGCGCAATCCAAGAGCAAAGTATCGAGCAGATTAAGAATCGAATCGATAATGCACACCGCAATCAACTGGAAGAGATGAAACTTTCCGCGTTTCATTCATTCCTGAAAAATCTATATTGATAAATAATTCATAGCATAACGCACGTTTGTACCAAGGAGACTACAATGTCACAAAAGATTGAAAACAATCTGGATGAATCGAGTGTAACCGCTGGCGCAAAACCTGCCGATCCTCAGCCTAAGCTGGGCGCTGACGGTAGTAGTCTCGCTAGCGTGCAAGATCTCGGTGGTCCTACGCCACAAAATAGCAAGCCCGATGATGACAGCAATAAGTTTAAAACTATTGCTGGTGGGAATGCTACTGCACCTACAACAAAACCCTCTGACGCTTCTGGCGCTAAAGCAGAATTTGCTGCTAAGGGTGATGTGAAGGCAGGTCACGAGCCCGAGGGCGAAGTGATCGCTGAGGAAGAAGCAGAAGAGACGATCCTTGAAGTGGATCTTTCTGCTGATGTTGCCGCACTCACAGAAGGTGAGGATCTGTCGGAAGAATTCAAAGAGAAAGCAAAGACTATCTTTGAAGCCGCAGTGGTGTCCAGACTCAATGAAGAGCTGGAGCGTATGCACGAGGACTACGCTAAAGTCCTTGAAGAAGAAATTGAAACCGTCAAGTCCAGTCTCGCTGAGTCTGTTGACGAGTACCTGACTTATGCAGTCTCAAACTGGGTCAAGAATAACGAGCTCGCTATCGAGCACGGACTCAAGAATGAGATGGCAGAGTCTGTTATGGACGGTCTCAAGAAAGTTTTCGTGGAGAACTATATTGATCTCCCCGAAGAAAAGGTTGATCTTGTCAGCGAGCTGCAAGAGCAACTGGAAACCATGGAAACAAAACTCAACGAGTCGATTGAAGAAAATGTTGGTCTCACCCATGAGGTTGGCAGCTATATCAAGAATGGGATTGTGACAGAAATCGCTGAAGGTCTGAGTCTCTCGCAACGCGAGAAGCTTGTGTCCTTGGCGGAAGCTGTTGAGTTTGACAATGAAGAGGCATTCCGTGTGAAAGTCTCAACCCTCCGTGAATCATATTTCTCTACCAAACCTGAAGTGACTACGGTCACCGAAGATGTACAAGTAGAGAACGCACCTATTGGGGACGCAATGTCTGCATATGCAGCAGCGATTTCCCGTTGGAGCAACAACTAATCTTTAACCTCACTACCAATTAAAGGAGAAACATGTTTAACGCAGAACATCTCCAGGAAAAGTGGGCACCCATTCTGGAACATTCCGAGATCGATGGTATCAAGGATAACTACAGAAAGGCAGTGACCTCTGTCCTCCTGGAAAACCAAGAAAGATTCCTCAAGGAAGAGCGCGGTCTGATGACCGAAGCTGCTCCTACCAACAGCCTCGGTGGCACTGGCTACTCGGGTGGTAGCACCGCTACTGGTCCTGTTGCAGGTTTCGACCCTGTGCTGATCAGCCTCATCCGTCGCTCCATGCCTAAGCTTATTGCTTATGACATCTGCGGTGTGCAACCAATGACTGGTCCTACTGGACTGATCTTTGCAATGCGCTCCACTAAGGGCACCAACAGAGACATCAACAACAGCGGCGTTGAGACCTTCTTCAACGAAGTTGACTCCGAGCATTCTTCCGAGAATAGTGCAAACGGTCTTGCATCCAACACCCAGACTGGATCTAATCCTGGTCTGCTTGCTGACGCTGCTGGTAACTACACCATTGGTGGTCAGGGCATGACAACCGCTCAGTCTGAAGCACTGGGTGATGGATCTACTAACCACTTCAACGAAATGGGCTTCTCGATTGAGAAGGTCACCGTTACTGCGAAGTCACGCGCTCTGAAAGCAGAATACAGCCTTGAGCTTGCTCAAGACCTGAAGGCAGTCCATGGTCTGGACGCTGAGTCCGAGCTTGCAAACATCCTCAGCACTGAAGTGCTGGCAGAGATCAACCGTGAGGTTGTCCGTACTGTTTACAAGATCGCTCGTCCTGGTGCTCAGAACAACACAGCAACTGCTGGTGTGTTTGACCTCGACGTTGACTCCAACGGTCGCTGGTCTGTTGAGAAATTCAAAGGTCTTCTCTTCCAAATCGAGAGAGACATGAATGCTATCGGACACGAGACTCGTCGCGGGAAGGGCAACATCCTCATCTGCTCTGCTGATGTGGCATCTGCTCTGTCCATGGCTGGTGTGCTCGATTACACCCCTGCTCTGTCTGGTAACAGCAACCTGCTTCCCGACGACAACAGCAGCACCCTCGCAGGTACTCTTAACGGTCGTATTAAGGTCTACGTCGATCCTTACTCTGCTAACGTTTCCGACGCTCACTTCTATGTGGCAGGTTACAAAGGCAGCAGTGCATATGACGCAGGTCTCTTCTACTGCCCTTATGTGCCCCTGCAGATGGTCCGTGCCGTTGGTCAGGACACCTTCCAGCCCAAGATTGGATTCAAGACCCGCTACGGCATGGTCGCTAATCCCTTCGCTGAAGGTCTGGCACAAGGTCAAGGCGCACTCACCGCTAACGCTAACCGTTACTACCGTCGCGTCAAGGTCACCAACCTTATGTGATCCATTGATATCAAGATATCAACACACGGGCATCCTTTCGGGGATGCCTTTTTTATTAAATAGTGTCATAATGAAAAGTACATCATGCCACGCGGGATCATGCTAAAGACTGATATACTCGCAAGAGTTTATAAATTGAAGACTGAATTATACGACGGCAAACATAAAAATAAAAATGGAGATTGGCACAACGGTGCCCATGAAGCGTACAATAGAATCCTAGACATACTCAACGAATATCGACAATGAAAAAAGATCTAGACTTCATCGACAAATTGCTGCCTGAATTGCGAGAGGCAACTCTCCGTATGAAGACAGATATCTTAATGGAAGAGCCATGCCCTGTATATGAGGGGGATGCAGAAGACTGGGCAGACTTCTGGTATGGTGAAGAAGCATGAAATGGAAATGGAAGAATGTTGATCCACCTGAGTGGACAACCAAAGAAGAAGTGCAGGAGATGATTGATGATGCCATACGAAAACACAATCGTAATGCTTCGATTATTAGTATGTGTGTTGGTTGGGTTGTTCTTGCACTTTTTGCTGAAGGTCTTCTTCGACTTATCGGAGTGATTCCTCCTGTATTTTCTTGGTTAAAGATAACCTTATAGAGTGGAATCGTCATGCTGAAAGAGATCAACATGATTCGATAAATACAAGGAGAAGATTAGAAGAGCTCCTTAAGGATCAAATTCATGACGACATGGAATAAACAAATTGAAAATAGAAACTACCTGTCTCCCATTGGGTTTAAGTTTCTACTTGCGAAGTTTCCTAAGGTGGCATACTTCTGTCAGTCTGCAAACATTCCAGCGATGACGCTGAAGATGCAGCAACAACCCTCTCCATTGAGATCCCTGCCGCTTGAAGGATTCATGGAGTATGATCCCCTCACAATCAATTTTTTGATTGATGAAGATCTAGAAAATTATATGATCATGCACAACTGGATTCGTGCGCTAGGCACTCCTGACTTTACAGGTGAGCGCATTACTTTCTTGAAGAAAATGGATAGTGAGTATGGTAATGCATCTGCTCTAAATGATGATGTAAGTCATCGCTATGCTGATGGTACATTGACTGTGCTGAATAGCAATTTCAATATGAATTTCAACGTAGTATTCAAGGGGTTGATTCCCCAAGGGTTGAGCGCATTGGAATTTAGTGCTACAGTTGATGGTACTGAGTATGCCATGGCATCTGTGTCGTTTACCTACCAGAGCTATGAGATACAAGATACAGTAACCTACGCTCGTGATACTCGTTTAACATGAATCTTGACAAAATTGAGGAGATGTGGAAGAAGGACTCTGAATCATTCTTCGACCACAGGGAATTGCCAGAGCTATTGGCAAACGACAGTATGGAAATCCCCCGTCTTCACGCAAAGTATTTGCAGTTTTATAATCAATTCAAACTTATGCTGTCAGAGGCAGAGACTAAGCATAAGCAGATGTACAGAGATAAGTTTGAATACTATTCAGGCAAGGCACCTGCACATGTATATAAAGAAAATCCCTTTGACCTTAAGGTGCTCAAGGGAGATCTCCCCATGTACATTGATAGTGATAAAGAGTTGTGCAGATCGAAGCAGAAGATTGACTACCTTGAAACTTGTATAAATTCTATTGATAGGATACTTAAACAGATCGACAGTCGTGGATTCATGATTAAGAATACTATTGATATTGTGAAATACTATGGAATAAGATGATTACTATCGAAAAGAAAAACGAAGTTTTTCTGAAGGTTGATGGCGAGCAGCACCTACACAAGGAATTGAGTGAGCACTTCTCGTTTGAAGTGCCTGGGGCAAAGTTTATGCCACAGTATAAAAATCGCGTTTGGGATGGAAAGATCCGCTTGTATTCTCCTGGCACTGGGGAGATATATGTGGGTCTTTTTGATTACCTATGTGAATACCTAGAGGAGAAAGGATACGAGTATTCGATTAAAGATAGTAAATTTTACGGAATCCCAAACGACGAGGAAGAATATGTCTCACCTGAAAGCGTTGCGTCTTTTGTTAGATCTTTGGGACTCCCATTTAAGATTCGAGACTACCAGTTACGAGCACTTTTCACGGCAATTAAGCAGCATCGCAAGTTACTACTATCGCCTACGGGATCAGGAAAGTCTCTAATCATCTATACCCTAGTGCGTTGGCATCTCCAACACAATAGAAATGTACTTATTATTGTGCCTACCACGTCACTGGTCTCTCAGTTGACACAAGACTTTAAGGACTATGGGTGGGCAGCAGATCATTATGTCCACAAGATTATGGGTGGCACAGAAAAATATTCTGAGAGTCCTGTAGTCATTTCTACATGGCAAAGTATCTATAAAGAACCTCGTAAATTCTTTGAAAGGTTTGATGTCATTATTGGTGACGAGGCACACCTATACAAGGCGAAGAGTCTTACTGGGATTCTTCAGAAATGTCATGACGCAAAGTACCGAGTTGGACTGACAGGCACCCTTGATGGGATGCACACGCATCAGTTAGTGCTTGAAGGTTTGTTTGGGCGGTGCGACAGGGTGACGAGTACGGCAGACCTGATGAAGAAGGGGCAACTGACTCCCCTGAAGGTGAAGATCCTTTTGTTGAAGCATGGTCATGTTCCATTCGATTCATATCAGCAAGAGATGGACTATATCGTATCACATCCAGGTCGTAACAAATTCATTTGTAACCTTGCTAATGACCTAGACGGTAATACTTTGATACTATTTAACTATATCGAGAAGCACGGAGACCCTCTTTGGGAAATGCTAAATAACAAAGTAGAGAAAGGTCGAAAGATCTTTTTCATCCATGGTGGTGTTGATGCTGTAGAGAGGGAGGAAGCAAGAAAGATTTGTGAGTCTGAAAAGAATGCAATCATCCTCGCTTCATACGGTACTTTCTCAACTGGTATCAACATTCGTAATCTACATAATGTGATATTTGCATCCCCGAGCAAATCTAGAGTAAGAAACCTCCAATCTATTGGTCGTGTCTTGCGTAAAGGAGACAACAAAGCACAGGCTGTACTATACGACCTTGCTGATGATTGCTCCAGAGGCAACCGACACAACTACACTCTCCGTCACCTCATAGAACGAATGAAGATCTATGATGAAGAGAAATTTGATTATGAAGTAACGAAGGTAAACCTACGAAAATGATCAATTACATTCGCCACGAAAACGAATTCTATGGGACCGCCAAGTTGGTCTCTGGAGAAGAAATCATGGGTAGCATGATCGCTACCTCAGAAGATGATGTGACTATTGTTTATATCTCTGATCCTGTAACCCCTCATATCCATCCTATCCAGAAGGATGGTGAAGTGGGTATGGCAGCAGGATTTACTAAATGGATGATGTGGTCAGATGAAGACTTCTATATAGTACAAGAGCCAGACATCGTGACGATTGCACCCATGTCAATGGAGGCAATCATGTTGTATAAGATGTGGTGGCGCAAAGAGAAAGGAGATGAAGAGGACACTGAGTCTCAAGTCTCCATCAATAAAAATATGGGTCTGGTCGGAAAGGTCTCAGAAATGAGAAAGAAACTTGAAGACCAATGGAATAAAGGTTCTTAGAGCTCTCTTTCCAACCCTGACATGGTTGAGTATAATTAAATATCATGAGGGTGTCAAGCTTGACAGTTTTGTCATGACACACTAATATGTGCTTGGTTGTAAAATAAAATAATGCAGTTAATGGCTCCTAAGAAAAAACAACACTACGTTGACAATAAATTATTTTTAGAGGAGATCATTAAGTATCGCTCGGCGGTTGAGATTGCCAAGATACAGGACAAACCTAAACCTAGAATTACACATTATCTTGGTGATTGCTTTCTAAAGATTGCAACTCACCTTTCATATCGTCCTAACTTTATCAATTACATGTATAAGGAAGATATGATCTCTGACGGGGTAGAGAATTGCGTCCAGTACATCGATAACTTTGATCCCGCTAAGAGTAAAAACCCATTTGCATACTTCACTCAAATCGTTTACTATGCATTCCTTCGGCGCATCGCTAAAGAGAAGCGTCAGATGGATATTCGTGATAAACTAATCGAGAAGAATGGATACGATCAAGTATTCCACTCTGACGATAATGACAATCACTCTGATATGAATTCCATCAAGAGTCGTATTGAAACCAACATGAGGTATTGATGACACACGAGGAGATGCTAGAAGAAGCAGCAAGGCGAGAGGCAACAAACGAAGAGTTTATTTACCCGTCATTGAAACAGACTCTTGGACCAAATAATATTATTGAAAAGAATATTCCAGAAGATGTAAAGTGGATTGATGATGCATTCTATATAAAGAAGACGCGATTCGGTTTGTATACTTCTATTCTAAAGAAACCTTATGGTGCTCACTTCCTTACAGGGGCCACCGAAGAAGGTGTGATGGAAATGTCACGCTGGCATCTTAAGTGTATTCAAGAAGGTACATTGAGTGATCATACTCGCGTAGTAAACAACGGGATTGTGGGAGGTAAACTGTGAAAAACTACATGAGCAAATTCTGGGGACCAAAGCAACGTCCCGAAGACTTGGCACAAGAGCTTGCGGATTTGGTCAAAGGCGAGTATCATACGTCAAGCGTGCTAGATCACACAGGCAAGCGCACTCGTCGTATCACTATTACCTATGAAGATCCTTTTGATAACTGACCAGCATTTTGGTGTAAGAAATGACAACCAGTATTTTGTCAAACTGTATGAGCAGTTTTACATCAATGTAGTTATCCCTACGATCGACAAGGAAGGTATCACTCAAGTAATCGCTCTAGGTGATACCTTTGATAAACGTAAGAGCATCAACTTTGCATCACTAGATGCAGCAAAGGAGATGTGGTTTCAACCATTAGCAGATCGTGGTGTCCAGATGACCATGCTCTGTGGTAACCACGACATCTACTATAAGAATACGTTGAGAATCAACGCACCTTCTTTGCTGTTGGGTGAGTATAATAACATCGATATCATCGATACTCCTACTGCTAAAACCTTTGGTGGTAGGAGATTTCTGTTGCTTCCGTGGATCTGTGAAGAGAATAAAGAGATGACCACAAAGAAGGTCAGTAACTCAAAAGCATCTGTAGTCATGGGTCACCTTGAGTTGAATGGATTTGAAGTTATCCCTGGTCTCACAATGGATCATGGTGACGATCCAAATCAATACAACAAATTCGATCTGGTCTGCTCTGGACACTATCACATGAAGAGTCGCAAGGGTAATGTACAATACTTGGGTAACCCATATCAACTCTACTGGAATGATTATTCATCTAGACGTGGTGCTCACATCCTAAATACTGATGACCTTTCATTAACATTTGTAGAGAATCCCTACAATACCTTTAACAAGGTATACTACAGGGATGACATGCCAGTTACTGATTTCTCTTCTTTGGAAGGGACTTATGTCAAACTGGTAGTAGATCAAAAAGAGGACCAGGTTAAGTTTGACAAGGTAGTTAGGTGCTTACAAGATACAAACCTTGCCGATCTTAAAATTATTGAAGACATCTCTCAGGAAATTGGTGAGATGGATGATAACATTGAAGTGGAAGATACTCTTTCAATTCTTGAGTCTTGTGTTTCAGATTTTCAAAACAAAGAAGACATCTTTGGTATCCTCAAATCACTGTACACGGAAGCATTGGAAGTATGATGTTTGTATTACTTGATGAAGCAACTGGAGGAGTCTACGCAGTACGTGATGACGAGTCTGTAGATAGAGTTGTGCAGATGTTTGTTGACAAAGATGATGCGACACGGTATTATGAGATGCTCCTAGCAAATAACTATCAGAGAGTACTTACAGTCTCTGAAGTTGAAGAAGAAACTGTGAAGGAAAACTGTCGCCAGTATGGTTATAGATTTTCCATCATCACTCCCGATGAATTCGTTATCCCACCTAATGCAGAATGATTATCTTTGAAAAGATCCGTTGGAAAAACTTTCTATCTACTGGCAACTCATTCACTGAGTTATCTCTGAATACTTCTCCATCGAGTCTTATCGTAGGCAACAACGGTGCAGGTAAATCCACATTGTTGGACGCATTGTGCTTCGGTTTGTTTAACAAACCATTTCGTAAGATCAATAAACCTCAACTTGTTAACAGTGTTAACGAAAGAGATGCACTTGTTGAGATTGAGTTTAGTATTGGTAGCGTTACCTATAAGGTTGAGCGTGGTATTAAACCAAACATTTTTCGGATCTATCGCAATGGATCACTCCTGGATCAAGACGCTGCGAATAAAGACTATCAAAAGTACCTTGAGCAATCAATACTTAAATTTAACTACAAGTCTTTCACTCAAGTTGTTATTCTCGGTAGTAGCACTTTTGTGCCTTTCATGCAGTTGCCTGCTGCACATCGAAGAGAAGTTATCGAAGACCTTTTGGACATCCAAATCTTCTCCCAAATGAATTCTATCCTCAAGGATAGGGTAAAGGACTTGAAAGAGACCGTAAGAAACTGTCAGTATGAAGTTAAGATTGCTGAGCAAGCAGTTAATCATCAGAGATCTTCTATGCAGAGTCTCTCGAAGATCAATGCTGAGCATATCAAATCACTCCAGTCTAAGTTTGATGCTA